AGGCTCCGCAACCGGACGTGCGAGCGCTGGTTCAGCAAGAACTTAATGAGCGCCACGCGAGTGGTCTGATCCAGGAATTTCTCGCGGACCCGAAGCACGTTCACACCGCCGACGAATCCATTCTTGACGATATGGCTCTCCTTATCAGAGAGGGCCGAGTCCCAGCCGATGATCTTGAGCAGGCTTATGAAATGGCTTGCTGGGCTAGGCCAGAAATTCGCGCATTGCTTATCAGAGAGGCAAGCGCAAACCCCGCTTCCGTATCAGAGACGGAGCGGGCGCGACGCAAGGCATCAGAGGCCCGTGCTGCCGCAAAAGCAACCGTAGGCGCTCCTTCCGGGCCTCGCCCGGAGCAAAAGGACAACCGCCCTCCAAACGCAACCGTCAGAGACGACGTGCGCCGAGCCTATCGCCAGCACCTCGAACAGCTCTGACATCACCTTAAAGGTCCAAAGCTATGGCTTCCCCTCTCGTTACCGCAGTTGACTGGGGTGACGTCGTCACCACGACGCTCGAAAACCGCTCCAAGTCACTTGCCGACAACATCACGAATAACAATGCCCTTCTGGCGAACCTTCGCAAGAAGGGCAAGGAAAAGACCGCTGACGGCGGTCGCGAGATCATGCAGGAACTCCGCTATGCCATGAACCAGACGTTCATGTGGTACAGCGGCTATGAGCCTGTTAACATCTCGCTCAATGACACGATGACTGCGGCCCGCTTCCCATGGAAGCAAGCCTCTATCGCCGTCACCATTTCCGGGTTTGAGGAATTGGTAAATTCAGGAGATGAGGCCATGCTCAACCTCATCGAAGAAAGAACCGAAACGGCCGAGGACACTTTTTGGAATCAGATGTCGGCGGGCGTTTATTCTGATGGTACCGCATTTGGCGGGAAACAGATAAACGGATTAGCCGCCCTCATTTCGAAAAGTCCGACATCTGGGCTCGTTGGCGGCATAGACAGGGCGGCTCAAACGTGGTGGCAGAATATTTCGGTTAATGCCAACACGGATAGCAGAGGCGTGATCACCGCGAGCAACATCGAAAGCTACATGAACTCGACCACCGTCTCCCTGAAGCGCAATTCAGACGGTATCGACATGATCGTCGCCGACAACAACCTCTATATCTTCTACTTGTCGTCGCTCCAAGCTATCCAGCGCATTGACAGTAGGGATGGCGATACAGAGGCCGGCGCCGGCTTTACCTCGTTGAAATATTACGGGGCAGGTAAGAGAGTCGATGTGGTTCTCGACGGAGGTAAGAACGGACAAATTCCCAGCAATACGATGTACTTCATCAACTCGGACTATCTGTTCTACCGCCCCCATGCCCGGCGCAACTTCCGCGTCATTGGCGGGGAGAGAAGCAACGTCAACCAAGACGCCAAAGTCCGCATCCTAGCTTGGATGGGAAATATGACAGCTAACAACTTGAGTTTGCAGGGAGTTTTGTGGATGTAGTTACATCTACGTCATTGACTTAGGAACCGCAAGGAGGCATATTCCCGATCTTCAACCAACGGGAACATGCCATGAAAAAACCAACCCTTACCATCGAAAGACTGAAGCAGGCTTATCTCTACATGCCAGAAACGGGCGAATTTCTCCGACTTCAGGAGACCAATTCGTTTGGCGGAAAGGCGAAGGTAGGCAGCGTGGCCGGAGCCAGAAACGCTAACGGCTACCTCCGCATAGGGATTGATCGCAAGCTTTATTGGGCTCACCGCTTGGCATGGTTCTACATGACCGGCGAATGGCCCAAAAGAGATATCGATCATATCGACCTCGATAAATCAAACAATCGATGGTCGAACTTGCGAGAGGCAACAAAGTCGCAGAACCAAGCCAACACGCAAAAGCGAAGCGACAACACTTCAGGCTTCAAGGGTGTCTGCAAGACCGCAAGCGGGACTTGGCAGGCGGTTATCTGGGTCAAGAAGCAAAAACTCTGCCTTGGGACTTTTCCTACGGCTCAAGAAGCGTTCGCAGTCTACCAAACCGCCGCCGAAGAGTACTTCGGCAAATATCATCGCAAATCCTGAAAAGGAACCAACGCTATGACTATCGCAAATCGCCAGTGGGAAGCCATTGGCCCCCGTATCTATGTGCCGGAAGGACCGTTCGGTCTTGTCGGCGCAATGGGCGCTCTCGCCGGGCCCACGTTCAACTTCGGTGATGTCGTAGATGGAAACGCTGAGGCGGAGTTCATCTACCTCAAGTTCTCGCCGGTCTCAAGCGTGACCTTCAATCAGGGCGATGTGTTCGTGTGGGATTCTACCTTCATGGCCGTCCCGTCCAAGCTAGGGGCTGGCTATCATAGCTTAGGTTCCCATGCGGGCACGCTCTTCCTCGGAGGCAGAATCGGCGATCCGGCCACAAACCAAAAGGGTCAGGGCAATATCTGGTCCTATACGTTCACTCCCGGCACCTATGGCATCTGGGTCCAGCGAGCGGGCGCGAGTGTGGTGAACTTCACCACCATCACGTTGCAAGCTGATCCGGCTACCACGACCGCCACGCTTGGTTCAGTGAGCGCGCTCGTCACGCCAGGGGCAGGTTCTGGGACCATCAACGGCCTGTATTCGGCAGTCCAGAGCTTCACCTTTACGGCTACGGATGCTGTCGGATCAAGTCAGCTTACGGCGGTCTCGGATACCAACAAGCTCGAGATCGGCATGCTCCTGAGTGGAACGGGCATTCCGAGCGCCACCTATATCACCGACATCCAGGGTTCGATCGTCTACATGTCGAACGCGGCTACGTCGGCGAACAGCGGCACTACGGTCACTGCGAAAAAGGGCACGTTCTGGGGAGTCACCGTGAACAACTCGCCCTTGATTACAGTGACTGGTCCCCCGATGGGCGGTGGTATTCTCGGCGTCTATCCGAATGCGACCCTGACTGGAACCGGCGTTGCGGGTTCGATCGTGTCAATCAGTGCGCTGGGTAGTACCTATACGATTACCCTCTCCGCAAACTGCACGGCAACGAACGCGGCGCCCGGCACCAGCATCGCCGCGACGCAATACGTCGAAGGCCTTCTAAGCTGGCCTTGGCTCAACGCCCAGAACTAAGCCTGCAATTCACCGCGCGGTGAACAGGCGCGCGCACACTCCCTCGTCTCGGGTCACTGCGCGCGCCGCTTTCAATAGGACATCAGCATGGACGACTTCGACTTTGTCCCAACTTCTCACAATCTCACGCTCGGTCTCGGGGGTGGGTCTCAGTTAGCAGCGATGAACCAGGGCATCACCCCCTACTTTTTCCTCGAGCCAATCGAAAATCCGAGGAGAACAGCGGAAGAGGGACGCCCTATCTTTGAGGACCAAGAGCGCGTGCGTCTCTTCGTTGCAGGCGATCTGTACAATCAGGTTGTGCATCCGGTCGATCACGCAATGCGGGAACGCTTTCCGGAGGCCTATCGGGCTTTCAAGGAAAAAGGGGAAATGCACATTGATGGGACCCCGCTTCGGCAATGGGCTCTCTTGAAGCCATCCGAGATTGCCGAATTTCATGCACTCAAAATTTATAACGTCGAGGGGCTGGCGCAGATTCCCGATAGTTCTCTTCAGCGCGCTCATGGATTGAGCGAATGGCGTGAGAAGGCCCGCGCTTGGCTTGCGACCGCGAAAGACAGCGCTGCTGCGGTCAAGTATGCGGAAGAGAATGTGCGCCTTAACAACGAAATCGTTGAACTGAAGCGGCAGCAGGCCGAGCAGGGCGCGCAAATAGCGGCCTTGAACCGGAGCCAGCAGTTCGCGAACACAGCGCCATTGCAGCAAGGCGAAAACCGTCTGAATCCTACGCAGCCCTCGCACAGCCAGAGAAAATGACGCGCTACGCCGGAAAGCCAAGATCACTCAGGGCTCGACGCTCATCTACTAGGGATGAGAACGCTGGCAGCCGAGCGTAGCGCTCCTCTTAGAATATCATGGGAAAAGCAATCCTTCAATGGCCCTCATCGACATCATTCAGGGCGCTGCGCGGAGGGTCAATTACCCCCAGCCCAGTTCCGCCATCGGGACGACTGACCCCAACATCGCGCTCTTGATCGATTGCGCCCAGGACGCGGGTGACGATGCGGTCGAGCGCGTCGATTGGCAGAAGCTAAAACAGATAAATCCGACGCAATTCGTCGGGGATGGCACAACTGCGGCTTTCGCTCTTCCGACGGGGTTCAAGCGCCTATCGCCGTCTGATGTGTTTGTCAGCAATCTCTATCCCACATGGAAATTGCCAGGGCCGGTCGCGGAAGGCGATTTATTGCGTCTCAAGGCTTTGCCTATGGCTATCCCGGTCCATGTCTGGCGACAAGTCGGAGGAACAGGGATTGGAAGTGGCATGGTTGTGCCGATGATCGAGTTTTTCCCACCGCTTGGAGCAGGCGAAATCGTCACCTTCGTCTATGCAGCGGGCATGTGGATCACGAACTCCATGGGAGGGCTGTACTCGCCTGCGAAATGGGGAGCAGATAGCGATATTTCGCTGATCCATGAGAGGATCATCAGGCTCGGCGCCATCTGGCGATGGAAACGCCGCAAAGGGTTCGATTACAGCGAGGAGATGAACGATTACGAGGGCGCGCTCGATAGGATGGGGGGCCAGGAGGATACCTTGGCGCCCATCGGCATGTCCGATGATATTGGGCCGATCGACACTTGGCCGGGTATCATCACCGATAATTCGGACACGACCTACTGATGACTGTCCGTCGCCAAGCAGGCCGCCAATCTCAGGGATCTCTCCCGACTGGGTTTGGCAAGCCGCAGACCCAAGTCGTCAAGCCAATCGATTGGGTCGCGCCGGTGGGGGGATGGCGAACCGACGTGACCTTGGCCGAGATGCCAGCAACCGCTGCGGCAACGTTGGTGAATTTCTTTCCCGAAACCGGATTTGTCCGGGCTCGCAACGGTTCTCAGCCTTGGCTAACGGGACTTGTGGCAAGTGTTCAGACCCTCATGCCCTATTCCGGATTGGTGCAGAAACTGTTCGCTGCTGCCGGAACAGGAATTTATGATGCAACACTCGCTGGCGCGGTTGGAGCGTCAGTTTATACGATTACGCAGGCCTATCTTAGCTCGGCTAATTTCACCAATGCCGGGGGCCATTGGATAGTCAACGTCAATGGCTCAGACACGCCGTTTACCTATAATGGCACGACTTGGGCCACGACCGTAATCACTGGACCCGCTGATCCAACGAAGCTCTTTGTCGTCGCTAATTATCGGTCGCGTTTATATTTCTTAGAGAAGGGGACGACAGACGTCTGGTTTCTGCCCACCGATGCGATTGCGGGCGTTGCACAGGCCTTTCACCTTGGCAATGTCTTGCGGTTCGGTGGCTTGCCAGTCGCCATCAACACTTGGACGATACAGACTGCTACCGGCGTCCAGCAGAATCTTTGCATCCTCACCAGCGAGGGCGAGCTTGTCGTCTATACCGGCTCTGATCCTACGACAGCGACCAACTTTTTTCTCTTGGGAACATTCAAGCTCGGCTATCCACTTGGGCTCGATCGGAGCATGTATCAGGTCGGCGCTGACCTCGCGATCATGACAGTCGATGGGATTGTTCCGGCGTCCCAGGCAATCACTCTTGATCCCGCCTCCACCGATCAAACCGCGATGACCAAGGCGATTGCGCCAACTTGGCTTTCAACAGTGCAGTCAGTTGGGCGAAATACGGTTGGGTGGCAATTTATCACCTATCCTGGCCGCCGCATGGCGATCGTCAATGTGCCTGATCCAGCCCTCGGCGTTTATCAATTTGTGATGAACGCGGAATCACTCGCTTGGACCCTCTTCTCTGGGATGCCCGCGACCTCATGGGCCGTGAGTCAGGGGAACCTATTTTTTGGCACTGCTGCGAATGGGGTCTGGCAGGCCGATGCTGGTTCTGCTGATAACGGCGTTGCGATCGATTGCCTCTCAGTGGGGGCATGGAATAGGGGCGGGGATGGCCTAGCCCCCAAAAGCACGACATTGATCGGGGTCGATTGCATCATCGACAGCAATGTCGCGCTGTATGCTGGGGCGTCTTTTGATTACGCGACAACAATCCCATCGGCTCTTGGCGTCAGCAATCTATCTGTCTCAGCCGCAGACTGGGATATCGGACTGTGGGATAGCGCGAAATGGTCGGGAACGTCCCCCGCAAGGCTGATTGCCGATGCGGGCGGGGAGGGCGTGGTGTTCGCACCGACTGTTAGGGCTTTGATCAAGGGAAGTGCGTCGATCACATCTAATTGTCAGATTCTGGGTGGCACGATCCACGTCCAGGCCGGTTCTGGCATTTGATTGTTGCCGAGCCGCGAGCGGTCATTGCTGGTTGGGTTGGGGCACAGATCGGGATTGAGTTTAAGGCCCCCTATTCCGCTCTCGCGTCAATTGGTGCGGATGGGAGCATCATTTGCGGAGTTGTGTTCCAGAACTGGACGCAACGTGACATCGAGCTTTCCGTCGCGGCATCATCAATCTCACGCGCGCTCCTGAAGGCGATCTACAGCTATACGGTTGAGCAACTTGGTTGCCGCCGCGTCACGTTCCGCATCCGCTCGAGCGACCTGAAGACGCAGGAGTCGGCACAGCGCCTTGGCGCGAAGTGGGAGGGGCGCATTCGGCGCTTCTACTCTGACAACGAAGACGCTGTCATTCTCGGCATTCTGAAAGAGGACTTTCCCTATGGCCGCTAGCTTTGGGAGTTTTGGACCGGCCGGTCCAGGTTTCGGCTCGATCCAGAACATATCCGGCCCTAGCACCAACCCCACGGCATTCCCTCCCGCGCCTTCCAGCGGTGGCCTTGCTCCGGGCGGACTCGGCAATATGGTCGGTGTGAATTTGCAGTCACCTGGTATGGCGCCGCAGAGTCCTGGCGGCCCACAGCCATTTCGTGCGCCGCTGCCGCTACCGCCACCACCGGCAGGAACCCCCTCAACTCCAGCCACCGCAGCCGGCAATCCGTTCACCAATGTTCAGATCCCGCAAGGTCAGAATACGGCGGTCGCCGAGCCATTCGGTGGCCTAAATCGCCAGCAATGGCAGGGGCTAACACCGCAGCAGCAGGGGGCGGTTATGGGCCCCATGGGCGAGTATCAATCCGGTTTGGGGGCGATGCCCTCTGGCAACAATTTCGTCGCCTCCAGCAGCAATCCAAGCGGCTCCAATCCGCAGGCTTCGATGGC